GTTAGATCAGGTGAGATTTGTGCTCCACCATCTAACAGGTTATCTATTGTATCTAAATTTGTATTAAGCTTCGTACCCCAAGTATCTGCCGAAGCTCCCACTTCAGGCTTTGTCAAGGAGTATGTTGAAGTTGTTGTGTCAGCCATTATTACTCTCCATTATTAAAAAGTTCCTTTCCATACTCGGAGTTTATCAAAATCGCCACTAAGAATCTTCTTTTTGATGATATCTTTCTTAGCTTGAGTATCACTCCATTTGATACCTGCTTCATCACACCACATCTTAATGATATGGAGCGGTATCGTTCCAACTAGCTTATTATGACCAGTTATACCAACCTTTGCTTTTCTGAGCTGTTCTGCTCTTTCAAGTGCAGGGTTGTTATCGTATGTACTCTCGACAATTATCTTACCTTGTTTTGTGTCGTGATGTACTTGTTCTTTAATTTTCATATTCTGCCTTAAAAGTGTGGGGAGCATTAAGGAGGACTCCCCACATCACTATTCTACCTCATTACGAAGTAGAACAATCTGCTAACATTCCTGATGCCTTATCGTTTTTTGAAACGAGAGTCAACTCAGTCACTACTTGACGAGTTGAGTTATCACCAGTTTTAGCCAGTTCAACATTCTTAGTACCTCTAAGAACAGCGACCGCCCACATGTCATCTTGCATGACGAAAACGTCACGACCACGATTTTCACGAGTAGGTACGAACTCAATAGTACCCCAAGGTGTTACATAAATGTCTAAAGATTTAACAACCTTTGCATCACCTGCCTGAACAGTTGAGCGTTGGTTATTGTTACCTGTGAATCCTAATGCAACATTCATCTGAAAAGCACTCAGATAAACACTATCAGGTTTACCACCCTTTTCCCATACAGACTGTAGAGTTGAATCAAAGTCTGCTTGAGTCAATGCAGTTTGAGTTCCATCTGTACGAGCATTAGAACCTGTACCATTAGCGTGTGCGCCACCTGAACCCATGTTTTGAATAGTGTTAGTAAACCAACATGGTGCTCCTGCTAATTCACGAGCTGTTGTTGCATTACCTGCTACCCTTGCATTGTTATCAAACAAAGCTTTTTCGATATCGAGCTTTTGCTCTTTAGCGATCTTCAAAGTCTGATATGCCATCTCTGATGCACGACCAGCTTTATCTAAGCCTTTGTCGGTATCAGGAATAACTACAGCATTTTTAAAGATTTGTGTGTAATTCCCAAGGCGAGTGGTCGCAACTCTAGCTTCCGCAGTTGTTGCATCTCCCTCGATATGAGCATTACTGCCGCTCGATCTGAGTGCATCTGTCTGCCACTCATGGTATGTATTTGTTGCTGTTACTTTCTTACAGCCTGAGTAGAAAGGTGTTTCTTCAGGGGAGATGTCATAAATTACATTCTCCAAGTCCTCACGAATACCTACTGCGTCATAACTGTCGAAAGTATTACTTGGCTGTGCCATAATATTTCTCCATTAATTTTGCATAATTAAACCGATTGCATCATCGATGCTACCAGTTTCCCTTAGTTTTGCCTTTTGGCGTGAACGAATTTTGGCATTTGGCGTAGCTGTCTTTTTTGCTCCCGGTCTTACCACAGGTTTCGCAGACTGAGTTTTCACTTTAGCCTTTGTCTTACCTGCAATAATATCCTGATACTTCATAGCATCATTAAGAACTTTGATCGCTCTAGCGTCAGTAATATTGGATATCTCTTCATTTGTATAACCATAATGATTTGATCCAATGTTTACTAACTGATCCTTTAATTTACCTCCCTTAATGGTGTCGGCAAATTCAGGGATATCTCTTTGGAGTATTTGCATCTGTTCTTGTAGATAAGCTTTTTGAGCGTTCTGCGAAGCTTCACTCTGTTGCTGTGAAACTTGTTGGAGTTGTGCCATTTGCTTATCGTAAGCACCCTTCTTCTCCTCATAATCAAGATTTTCTTTCATGTATCCTATTGGATCAGCATCGAAAAGCTCTTTCGTAGGTTTTTCAGGTGGTTGTGCTAAACCTCCATTTTGTAGCGATTGATATAACTCAGCCATTTGCTGTCTTTCGTTATTCAGAGCTTCATAGACGTTTTCTGCCTCTTTTCTTTTATTGGCAACATCTTGCATACCCTGTTGGACATACTCTTGTCCACTATAGCCTTGCTTTAAGTCATCTAAGGTTACCTGTCTCTCTTGTCCATCTACCTTGACAAAATGTAATTCAGGCTCTTCTTGACTTGGCTCTTCTATAAGGTCTTCGTCATCCTCAGAGGAAGCTTGAACTTCCTCCTCCTCAACTTCTTCAGTTTCAGGTTCAGCAGTAGCTTCTACTTCTTCAGTAGCCTCTTCTGTTTCCTGAGTCTCTAAAACTTCTTCAGTTGGTTCTTCACTTGGAGCAATAATGCTCGATACAGCATCCTCTATGGTGCTGATTTTGGGTTCAGTTGTGTCTTTTGCCACGATGCTGTCTCCTATTTTTTAAGTTTACGATTGTGATGTGCTTCATCAGTATGTACTGAGTCGAAGTAATCCTCAATCTTCCTTAAAGCACAAATTATGTTATGTGCTTCATCTCGCTGTTCCCCTGTGGAATCAGCATCTACAAAAACAGCGACTTGCTGTTCTGTAATCTCTTTTAAGGCTAATTTAAACGTATCATCAGCCTGTAATGTTCTCATCTTAGCAGATTTTTCTACTATTGAAAGTTGTTTAGCCACTAGAATCTACCTCCAGTAACTGCTTCAGCAGGTGATTCTTGTGGGTATCTAGCCTTATCTTGTTCTAATTTAATGTTTGCTACATCTACTTGAGTTCCATATTTACCTAGTATTTCTGCTGCTTTAATAAGTAATTCTTGGTCTTGAGCATCTCGTTCTCTGTCATCAACTGCGATAGCTTTCTGCGCATCAATTTGTGCTTTAAGCATATCCATCTCAGCTTTCTTATCAGCTTTATACTGTTCAGCTTGTACTAATGCATCTGCTTCAGACAATTGTGGATTTTCTTGTTGTTGCTGTTGCTGTTGCTGAATCAACTGAGCTTCTGTCTCAGGAGTCATTGGATTAAAGTATCTATCAACATTCTTAACACCTGCAAGAGCTAATATATCTCCTAGAGTATTCCTGATACCTGTCATCGTCACTAAACCATTGGATGATCCATAAGTCTGCCATATCTGCATTTGCATTGTAAGAGCTTGTCCTAGTGCCGCTGACCTTGTCTCTTCTCTACCAGTTCCTAGACCTACATTGATCGTTACATCCATCGCTGTATTCCAAGATCGTGGATCAACAGGAATAAACTCACCATGCATACGCATCATTGTCTCTTCATTGCTATTTTCGACACATAGGTTGAGCATTAGCTTAAATAACCGCTTCATACCGCCCTCGGCAAGATTTCGAGCCATAACCTCTATCTGAGCTGATCCTTGTTGAGCTTGTAGTCGTGCTGCGGTCGCAGAAGTGTTCTGTAAGGCATCAGGATCAAGTCCTTGAGAAGCTTTTGACACTCCTGTCTTCGATTCTACAGTCATATCCATGTATTGAATTGCATCTAAAACTTGACCTGCAACAAAAGGAGTTGCAATATCTACTAGAGCTTGTGGTGACTTCAATCTTACAAGTCCACCAATCTCGTTGTTCATTAAATCGTCTACATTGACTTGTCCTTGTACATAACCTTGTCTTGGACTGTTTGTTAGTGCTACGTTGTCCATTATTCCTCTTAACATCGCAGTAGATGAGTCCTGATCGTTCATAATTAGATCAGCTACACTTCTACCAAAGAATGTATGAGGTTCAGGATCAATTTCAAAGACAGCAAACGGAACCTCTCCCCAAGGTTCACACTCTAAAAGTTTGTTTTCACCACCTGCCATAAGTAGTCTATACATCTGTGCAATACCTGTGCCTTCCTTGTCTATCTTCATATAGGCTTCAGTAACAGCGACTTTTTTCATACTAATGTCTTGTGTATTTTCTTCGTCATCTTGTTCGTAACCTTGACGTTCAAAAGCTTCTGAGTCTACAAACGAATCATCAGAGGCTAAACCTGATAGATTTGAAACTTCGTCAAAGTCATAACCCATCTGTACAAGATCACCAACTCTCAATTCTGTTCTATGAGCGACAATATAAGCATCCTCAACACTCTTAGCATTACGATCTACTAGAAATTCTTCAGGAGGAAGAGCTTCAATCTTCAGTTCACCATGCTCTTTTTTGTAACTAATTTTCAATGAGTGTTTAGCTACTTCCATGCCCTCATCACCAATTTCCATTTCTGTGGAGTGTTCTATAACTGTCGTATCGTGCTCATTAACGATAGCTGACATCTCCTCATCAGTTACATTTGTAAAGCTGAATGTCTCTGCTTCTGTGTTATCTTCCCACCAAACTTTCAATATGCCTGTTTTTTTAACTAGGGCATCGTGTATTACATTGTTCAAAAGTGTGTATCCATTAAGCTCATTAAAGCGATAATTAGCATATTTAGTAGCCTGTTCAGCACCTTTTACGTCTTCCTGGCTTGTCGGAACGAACTCTACAGCATTCTCTGAAGAGAGGAAAACACGCATCAAACTAGGCTTTATTGCCCTTATGGTATCCCTTACTTTAGTAGAAACTATCTTAGAACGACCATCCTCTTGTCCAATATCGACCTCACCCTCGAAATATCGCTGTGATTTGATCCTATCATCTGCTATTTCACTTTCTACAAAACTTATAGCGCTTTTTACAGCATCTGATCCAATCTCTTGAATCTCGTCTTCAGTCATTGCTTTTAATTCACTTGTTGCCATTAGATGTTCCTTTTATTTTCTTGTTGCTCTTGCACTTGATACAAGATTTCGAGTATGCCCTCAATTCCTTGATAAGAAGGCTTTGGCAATTTATCTAATTTCCCCATAGTGTAACCAATTGCATTAGCTGTTTCACCTACTATTCTTGGCGAACCAGCTGCCATCATTGCCGCTGCCGATGGAAGAGTTGCACCACCTGATAATGCTGCACCTGATGCTACTGTGGGTAATACAGCACCTTGTATACTTCTAGGCATCCAACTTTGCATTTGATTACCTGCTAGACCTGCCATAAAGTTTCCACCACCCTGTTCTTCTAATTGTCTAGCTAACTTCATTCTTTGACCATAATTTGTATTTACATTATCTCGCATTAAAGATTGAAGTTTTCTAACTGCTGTATCTATTTGTGCTTTTGAACCCAAAGATAGTGTTTTTTCAAGTTCCAAAATTAACTCTGATGCTTCGGTATATTCTTTCATTGCTTTAGCATATCCTGGCGCTTGATCTGCAATCGTTTTCTTTGTCGCATGGTAAATATTTTTTGCTAACGCTACTGCTGTAGCATTCTCGGCTGGTACTCCTTCTACTACACTCCACAGCTTTTGTTTTAAAGCATCCATTCCTTCAGGGGTATGATGAGTAGTTTTATCGAGTTTTTTCCATTCAGCAATTTCTTTTTCTAACTTAACTAAAATTTCAGCACCAACTGGATTTTTAATTGTTCCTTTATACTCCACAAGATTCTTTGCTCTTGCTAGAGCTTCTTCAATGCCTTCAAAAGTTAATGCAGTTTGATCAGTCTGCCATAACTTTTTATTTTCTCTGTAATTAGCTTGTTTTTGTTTCTTCATTACTTCTAAATCTTTTAATGCTATGTGTAACATATCAGTTACATCACCTTTACCTCGCATTGCTGTTGTTAATTGTTCACCTCTGTCACCTTTTGAAAACCAACTTCCTTCTTTTCCACCTAATCTAGCTTGATCAACTACATGAGATACACCTGCTCCAGTACCTGACATTGCTCCTGCATATTCTCCAACAAGTTTGCCTGTACCTGAGACTGCACCTGAAACTCCTTTTGCAGTTAATGTTAGTGGATCAACATAGGTTGCCGCCTTCATTAGATTACTTCCACCAGTTTCTAGTGCTGATAATTTTGCTGCGACATAAGGCGCATCAGCTATTGCTGCAATTTTCGATGTTTTTCCTGTTATGTTGAGCATTGCACCTGCACCAGTAAACACAGTAGCTATATCCATTAAAACAGAAGCAGGATCATTAGCTAT